ATATCTCCATAATAGAAAAACAGTGTAAATATGTGAAATTGAATTAATTTTCAATTTATATAACTCGCTAGTGAATTAAGTATTGAACAAATTTATGTAATACATAGAAATATTTAAATTGCAAGATTGTCAAATTGCGGGAACTTCCTTAGAGCTTTAACTACTACTTATTTGTGGTGACATAAATAATACCATAGGGTAATGACCGATGGCATAGTAAAAACGTTAAAGATTGGATAATCCGCAGCCAAGAATCTTATATTGAATTCAAATAATTTAAAAATATTTATCTAATTAAATTAATAGAGTTAATGGAAAACCAAGGAGAAATTTATTGTATAAAAAGTCCATCTGGAAAAATGTATATTGGACAATGTGTTAAATTATTATCAAGTGGTAAAAAATGGGGTTATATAAATAGATGGAAAGAACATATTAGAGATTCTCGTGGAAATAATTTTTGTAGATTATTAAACGCAGCAATCAGAAAGTATGGTTCTGATAATTTTTCAGTAGAAATACTGAAAGAATGTTCTACTAATGAATTAAACCACTATGAAACTTACTATATTGAATTATTTAACACAATGACTCCCAATGGATACAACCTAACTTTAGGTGGTTCATCTGGAAGAAATTCTCAAGAAACAAAAAATTTAAAAAGAATAAGTATGATTGGAAAAAATGTTGGAAAAGTATACCCAAAAAGAACAAGGAAAAGAGAAGAAGACGAATCCTTACCAAAATATTTAAGATACTATAAAGATAAAACTTGTAAAGAAGGTTATAGAATATCTCATCATCCTTTATTAAAAGATAAAAGTTTTTTTGGTAGAACAATTTCCTTAGAAGAAAAATTAAACTCCGCATTAAATTATTTAAATACTGCAGATATAAGATTAAGGTTCAACGAGTAGACGGCAATCGGGAATTTATGACGGTTTTAGCAAAACCCGAAATTTCTTAAGGTGTACTCTGCCCCTAATAGAAATATTAGGGAGCATCGCAAGATGTCTACCTTACTGGTAACCCTCAAATTACTTTCTGGAAAGTCACATACCGAAGATACACCAACTTCTCAATTGAATCAATTGAGCAAACTTTCAACGGCCAAGCCGATTTCGGTCGTCGTGTAACTTGCATCATCAGTAGAAACGGTGATCTTGCTTACCGCACCTACTTACAAGTTACCCTTCCTGAAATCAACCAACTTATGGGTAACTCTGCTTCTTTATCCTCTGGCGACTACTCTGTCTATGCTCGTTGGTTGGATTACCCTGGTGAACAACTTATCGCACAAGTTGAAGTTGAAATTGGTGGTCAACGCATTGATCGTCAATATGGTGACTGGATGCACATCTGGAACCAACTTACCATGACTGCTGAACAACAACGTGGTTACTTCAAGATGATTGGTAACACCACTCAATTAACCTTCATCACTGATCCTTCCTTCGCTGATGTTGATGGTCCTTGTGACTCTACTGCACCACGTCAAGTTTGTGCTCCTCGTAATGCTCTTCCAGAAACCACTCTTTATGTTCCTCTTCAATTCTGGTTCTGTACCAACCCTGGTCTTGCATTACCATTAATTGCTCTTCAATACCACGAAGTCAAGATTAACCTTGATTTACGTCCAATTGATGAGTGCTTATGGGCTGTAACCTCATTAAGTTGCAACACTAAAGACAATCTCAAGGGTGGTCCATACACTAACCCAGCTGCTAACCAATACGCAGTTGGTGCTCCAGTCACTGCCACTATTGCATACAACCAATCTTTAGTTGCTGCTTCCTTATACGTTGATTATGTCTTCTTAGATACTGATGAACGTCGTAGATTCGCACAAAACCCTCACGAATACTTGATCACTCAACTTCAATTCACTGGTGATGAATCTGTTGGTTCATCATCCAACAAGATTAAGTTGAACTTCAACCACCCAGTTAAGGAATTAATCTGGGTTGTCCAACCAGATCAAAACGTTGATTACTGTTCATCTTTATTATGTGATGCAACTTTATTCAAGGTATTAGGTGCCCAACCATTCAACTACACTGATGCTATTGATGCTTTACCAAATGCTATCCATGCATTCGGTGGTCCAGATGCCACTGCTGGCGCTGGTGCATTCATTGATGCTCGTGGTTTATTCCAAGATGCTGGTGCTCTTGATGCTGCCATCCCAGCTGGATTCACTGGATACTGGCACGGTGGCGTTTACAACAACGCTTACAACGAAACCAACTTCGGTGGTGCAGCTGTTCCTTTGAACCCAAATCTTGACAACACTGCTGCTCTTGCATCTCTTGGTTTAACCACTGCTGACTTTGGTGGTCGTGGTCACAACGAAGGTTCATCTGTCTCTGATGCCGGTACCTTCGTTTTATCCGAAACCTCCCTTGATATGCATTGTTGGGGCCAAAACCCAGTTGTTGTTGCCAAATTACAACTTAACGGCCAAGATCGCTTCTCTGAACGTGAAGGTTCTTACTTCTCATGGGTCCAACCATACCAAGCACACACTCGCTGCCCAGATGAAGGTATTAACGTATATTCATTCGCATTGAGACCAGAAGAACATCAACCAAGTGGCACCTGCAACTTCTCCAGAATTGATAACGCCACTCTTCAATTAGTTCTTTCCAACGCCACCGTTGAAGGCACCCGAACTGCCAAGGTTCGTGTCTATGCCACCAACTACAACGTTTTAAGAATTATGTCCGGTATGGGTGGTCTTGCTTACTCAAATTAAATTATTTATACATCATATTTCGTGTTATATTTTACAAATTTATTTTACTTTTTAATAAAGTAATTTAATACTATAATCAAATTATAGTATTAAAATCTAAACATAATTATTATTCTAGTAAACAATAATAAATATAATTTACGTTATAATATAATGCAAGAACCAAAAGTTGGCGATAAATTTCAATTTGAAGATAAAAATATAGACTACACTATTATAAACGTGATAAAATACAACGAATATGGAGAGTTTAATAATAAACTGTATGAAGGTGGTTATCAAATAAAATATGTAAACACAGATGAAAACTCCCAAGAGATGAAATGTGGAATAAAATACGACGAAGAATATGAATCATTTATTAACTACTATGCTGTAAAAAAACATATTTCAAAAAGGTTAATTATATTCACACATAAATCATAATTCTTCTGAAAGAATCGTTATTGGATAATCTTGGGTGTCTCCGGAACCCATGTCTACATACGCATCTGTTGCACTATTTTTATTACCGCCACTAGCACCACGTGAGCGAATACGCATTCCAGTTGTTCCTAGTTTCGCAGTCATTGGGACAATGATTTCAACCGTTGCACTTTCTCCAATGGGAGTGTTACTCGTTACTTGTATCCAGTCTTCTTCATTATAACTGTTGGTTTGATTCCAATCAATCCATACAGAAACAATTGCAGCTGGATATGTAATGTTAATGTCGCAAATCGTAACTGTAAGTGAATATGTTTTACCAAGGACTAAGTATGTTCCAAGTGAAAATGCATTATAAAATGGTAAGTCCCTTGTTACTGTTGTAGTAGTATCATTAGAAAGAGTGTTTAATACAACATTTGTAATATAAATAATTCCAGAATTTTTTGCAGTTGGATATTTGGATAATACATAATATGCATCTGTTTCAGATAATTCATACGTATATTTTTTTGGTGGTTCTTCTTCCAAACTTTCAGATGCGGGCAGTACTTGGTTACTTACAGATGAAATCTGATTTTTTCTTGTATTTTTGTTCTTTAATTTATTCAATAAGAGAGAATTCAACACGTATTTACCATTTCTTACTTGTAATTTTTTACTATCTAAAATGTGTATCTGACGATTACCAACCATTTGTCCATTTTTGTAAAGTTTCTCTCCCTTGATTACATATAAACTTTGATTCTGCATACTAATATAATAATAATAAAAAAAATTGAACACAATGACAATTAAAAGATTAAACATTATTCAACTATAAAATGGCCGGACAACATCCAAGAATATACAACACCAGAACAATATATGATGTAAACCAACGTTTAATTACTTGTTATTTCAAAATAACATATACAACCTATACTAGAACATATGACATTTCATCTCAATTTACACTTTCACAACTGTACAACATAATGAAACCAAGAATTCGTAACGACTTATATTTGGAGTTGAGTGAAATAAATGACTTTGTTTTTGTGCTTGCCGGCCAAAATGCACAAGAAGAAGGAGAATATTTATTACCATCTATAAATACTACTTTACGAGACATTACCGATACAAATGACATATCATTTTATATTCGCCCAGTTAATAATAATGAAAATCAAAACACTTAAAAAAATTTCTTATACTAATATAAAATATGCAAATATTTGTAAAAACACTCACCGGAAAAACGATTACTGTTGAAGTTGAACCAAGTGACACCATTGAAAGTGTAAAAACAAAAATTGAATCCAAGGAAGGCATCCCAATCGACCAGCAACGCTTAATTTTTGCCGGTAAGCAGCTAGAAGACGGTAGAACATTAGCAGACTATAACGTGCAAAAAGAGAGCACACTCCATCTCGTGTTACGATTGAGAGGTGGTTAATAAATAGTTAGTAAATTGTTTTTTACACTATTGTAAAAAAAAATTGATTTATAAAATGCTTTTTTTAACGGAAGCATAAAAAGCATCAACATACCAATCATTTAAAATGGCAACAACTCAAACTCCACAATCGGTCCCAAAGTCCTTATACGAAAAAAAATTAGGAAAAATAAGCAAAGAAATTGAAGAATGTGATAAACAAATAAGAGATTATTCAAGAGAAGAACATAAATTAGAAGTAGCGTGCATTACTCTGATCGCTGAGTCAAGTAAAATGTACGAGGTAATAAAGGAATTTAACAAAGAGTTAAAAAATTTAACAAAAAAAGCGGTTGGCGATAAATTACGAGAAAACCGACAAAAAATTGGAATAATAGGTAGACAAAAAAATTGGTTGTCAACAAATTCCATCCAACTACAAACTGAAAAAACAAAGTTGATTCATATGGATATGTGCAAAACTTTAGTGAAGAAAAATGAAAATGAGAAAAAAATAGAAAAGAAGCAATTAGTAAAGAAATCAAATATAGAAATAGAATCATCCAAGAAATTTCTGAATGAAATTAAAAACAACTTGCCGGAAGAGATTGTTAGTTATATTGGAAAATTTATTCCAGTAACTGTTCGTATACAACTACTAGAGTCGCACGTTGATTTTACAAAGTTGACAAAGTATATTTCGAATACTCCTGACAGAAAGAAGTTTTTAGAAAAAGTATGCAACTGTCCCGAATACTTGAACTCAATGTCAAATATACAGAGAAAAAGACATATGATTTCTAATACATCCAATAACCCATATTATTCTCCAGACTGGCATATCTCCTTTAGAAGTAAAGGAGACATACAGATGATGTTTCAGTATGCAATTCTCACGTTTAAATCGTTGAATCCAGAACACGCTTTCAAAGTTATGAAAACACTTTGCATTTTATTTGACCCAACTAAAAACTACCGATACAACGCAAACTACAGCCAAAAAGTAGGGAATTATTCTTTGTAATTTAATTAAAATAAAAAGTGAGGCCGGCTTGGTCAATAACTTTTTTAATTTTTTATCCGAGTATTTTTCTTCGTAAAAATTAATTATTTATCGTAGTACCTTTTTTTCAGTTACAACCCTTGCATAAAAGAACAAAAAATACGAACCCGCACTTATTTTTAATCAAAAAAGTGTTAAAATGAGTAAAATCTCCGAAGGCAGAAAATGGCAAAAATTTTGCCCAAAAGTCGTAGGGGTTTGAGAAAATGGACAAAAATAAATGTCCAATTTTCAAAACCTAGGGTATTTTGGTGAACTTTGATTTTCAAAACTCGTTTTACAGCATAATGCTCTTATTTTCCAAATTTTTGTTTTTATACGAGAGCATAATTTTGTGAGCATAAATTCATTTTTAATAAAAAAGTATTTAGGAACTTTTTTTGTAAGTAT